ATGTTGAACTATACCAAGACACTTGTTGCTACAATCGCACTGGCACTCACGTTCGCTGCGCATGCAGGGGATTCTCACGTCAAGCGTGTCCTTGTTTACGAATCAGGTACGAAGCCTTCCGTGGCGAATCGCCAGCCTCACTACGAACTTCGTTCGGTTCATAACAAGTCGGAGTACCTCTGTAAAAAGTGTGAGGAACTCGCTTTTCCGGCCAATTCGTCCACTAAGCCAACAGTCGCGGCCTCCAGGCGAAGCGAGGCCTTCAACTGCGAGCAGTGCGGAAAGATGGTCTGGCTGGATAATGGAGTTGAAGTCACTCATACCGCAAAGCAAGACTGCGACGCATGCGACAAGATTCGCAGTCAACTGCGATCGCAAATAAATAGCGGCACATCGGCTCGTAGCGTAGATCGCGGTACGAAGCCTTCTGCTCAACGGATTCAAGAGTTGAACCGCTAAAAATTGAAGTGCGCCGCGCCGGGTTGAAACCCGGCGCGGTGCATTCTTCGGGCAAAAGTAAGTATGATTCGGGGGACGGGACGCCCTCGAGCGTTGCTAAATTATGAAACCCGATAGTTATTCGCCTGGAAAAAATTCCCGCACTGACTTTCGATTGTGTCGAACATTTGATAGAACGAAAACGAACTGCCCTCATTGAAACTGCGTTGAACAAACGCATTCGACCCGAACGGTGTCATTATTCGCCAGATCACGTGGGATTTGTCGATAAAGACTCCTCCGGCCGGCAATCCCCCATTGTTTGGCGGGGAGACGGTTGCTCCCTCATTGTCAGTGAAACCCTGCAGCGGCGAAATAGCAGCTCTTCCGAGTAAGTAAACTCGACCCGAAGGCATAACGTGTGCGATCCCGAACTGTCCATATCCACCTGACGAACCTACGAATGTCCAGGAGTCGCCGTCATTATCAGAATAAAATCGCGCGACTGTAAAGGGCGCTGAACCGTATTCGTAGAGCAGCCAAAGCCTTGTGCCTTTGTAGTAGGTCGCGGCCGCCACAATGGAGAAGATGCCGCTTGCAGAGGTATTTTTGACAACCCAGGTCACTCCATGATCGTCTGACCGCCAAATACATGGACGTCCTCCGTTATTTCCACCCAAGATAATGCGACCGTCCGGCTTAACGAGCGCGCGGCAATTGAGGAATGATGCTGATCCAGGAAAACTAATAGGAGACCAGGAGAGTCCGCTGTTTGTTGAAAGTGCCTGCCTAAACGTCGAGATACCCTCAATCGCCATCGCAATGTAGTTTCCATTCGCGGCCCGCACAGGGTAATCGGTGATGTAACTGAGTCCGCCCAGTGAGGTGTAGGATGCGAACGTGGTGAGTGAGGGATTCCAATAGCCAGATCCGGCGATAATTTTGGAACCGATGTTTCCGAGCATGAATCGCATTGGCTGTGTGAAACTGGTCGGCGTATAGGTCCAAGTTCCACCAAGAGCTTCTTTGGACCATGCCGCGCGATACGGATTGCTGCCAAGGAATCCCGCATAAAAACCCTTGATCGCACCATTGCGTTCATGCAGTGACGACTCCACATAGCCATCGAGCTTGGATTGTTCGAAGCTGTCGAAACTGCTACCCATCAGGTGCCATCCTTTTTAGCCCACGCGCGGCCGTCGATGTTCAGATCCATCAGAGTCAGTTCACGACCGGAATCGACAACGCCGGTGTGGGGCACGGGAACGGCGAAGATTTCGTCATGGTTGGCGACGTACGAAGGAACGATGACTTGCGTTTCTGTATTGCTTGATTGAGTCGCAGTGCGTGTGAACGGATCAGTGAAGGCGTAGTTGATGCCGTTGCGCGTTGTTATCGATGCGCGTAGCAAGAACGGTTTAGCGACCTTCTCCTGAATCGACGACCATCCCGCACCAATCCAGCGAGTGCAGAGCAAGTGATTATTGTGGACTGAAACCACGCGCATGCGAATGATGCACGCGTCCATCGGCAATCGAACGAGAGCGAGATGTGGCTCGTCTGCTGCGAACTCGTCTTCCCATAGGATCTGCGCGCCAGGAACGCCGGACTGCAAAAGCGTATCGCCAGACACAATTCCGCAGAACGAAGAATTCTCGTTAACGGGGCGCGTCAACCATACGGGGGAGACGCCGCACACCAGTGCGATTCCAAGAGCACCTGCTGCGATCGGTTCCTGAAGCACAACGAGCCACGGCTGATCGCCCGCAACGGGAAGCTCCGCGTTGAGAGCGAAACGCGAATAGAACTCATCGATGTTCTCAGATGGACTAATGATGACGCTGGTGAGCACCAATACATCAAATCGACTGCAATCAATGCCTGACACGTTCCGAACAGTGATCAAACCATTCTTGGTGTCGGCGGGCGATGCTTGAGCATTTCGATTGTGCGAGCGGCTTTTGAAATCCTCCGCTGCGTCGATGAGAGAGTTAAATGTATTGGCTGGAATTCGGAGCGGCTGGCCTGAGGACACTTTCCGCATGCGCTAGATCCCCAGGATAGAAAATGGTGCACGGTCGTAGACGCGTTCGACGTAGGCTGCGATAGGTTTTTTGATGCGGATCATGGCCGCGGAATCCACATCCTGGCCATACTGAACCCAGAGGTAATCCCATCCAGCTTTCGCAATTCCCGAAATGCTGCCAACGCCAATGCCTGTTTGATTGGGTGATGCTGCAAACTTGAAACTTACTTCCCAGAACGAGTTACCGCGTTTCTGGCCTTGGGCACCCAGAAACAGAACCTCCCCCGGCTGATAGCCTTGGAAACTGTCCGAATTAACCATGCCGGTCAGTGCGTAGTATGCAGGTGTGTTGAGCTGCGAATTCGTTAGATAGTGCGTTTCCTGCCAATTCCAGACGGGCACGGTGATATCAACGCCAGCAACGTTCTCACCGTCGTAGCCGATCGCACCGCCAAGCAACGTCGAAGCTGAGGGTCCGTAGCGGTTAACGGTATTCAGACTCTGGGTGATGTGCTGTGTGCCGCCAGTAGAATCGAACGAAAACACCGACGGTGGCGTGGAAAAGTCCAAGGCCTGTGGAGCGTCGTAGCGGACCTGAACCTTCCATGCGTTGTTCGTTAATCGCTCGGCTATTTCCACCGAGCGTCGAACCAGTCCATTATAGTTGGCCGGGGCACCAGCGATTGCGAGTGCTCGCACTTCCGCTTCGTCGGCGCATTGGAGCGCGACGTATTGGAACTCAGCCGAAGGCTTCTCACTTAAGACTTCCGTTCGGCTGTTAAAAAGTTCAATGAGTTGACCGGCCATTAGTCGAAGGTGGCTCCATCGTCATCCATTTTTTGAATGATTCGTCGCGTGTTCCGTGCGGTTTCTTCGCTGGCCTTGGCTGTACGTTCGGTCGCTGTATCTCCCACACCCATCTGGGCGATGGCGGCGACGTTGAATGATCCGCTCACATCCAGCACGGATTGGGCGCGTTGCGTGATGTCAGGCAGATTGATTTCGGGAAGTTTGGGCCGGTCTGTTCCGGGCGCGCCGTCCCCGCTCGCGCGAAGATTCTTGGCCTGCTCAATAGCGGCTTTCCATTCAACCCGTGCTTCCTCGAGAGCTTTTTCAGAATCCGCTAGTTCGCCCGCGAACTTCGCGCGACGTTGCGTGTCTTCGTTTCCAGCCTCAATTGCAATAGCACTTAAGACCCTTTTACGCTCTTGCTCGATGGCCTGCAGGTCTCCTTCGCGCCCCAAGCGCGCGTCCAGATTGCGCCGCGAGACTCCTTCGTTTTTAGTTTTGGTTTCACGGTCGATGTTGCGGTTTACGGCTTCCACATTGATTGAGGCATCGAACACGCCTTGCAGCTTAGTGAACTGCTTGGCCAGATAACCCGTGAGTTCGTTCCATGTTTTGATGAAGTAACTCCCGAAACGATCCAGCATGTCCGACCAGAAGTTGATGGTCTGAGTCCAGATCTTTCGAAGGCCGTAAAACGCATCGGCCACCAACGCGACAGCGCCATAGAACGCTCCTGTAGCGATGGAGAGGAACTGTTCTTTGAATCCCAACCAGAGTGTGTTGAGTTCGAAGATGCCGCGCTGCCAGGCCGCTTTGAGTGAAAGCCACAGGATGCGCGCAGCCAAGGAGATATCACCCGCTGCGAGTGCATCCTTGATGCCTTGTAGCGATTCCGTGCCGGCGCTTTTCAGTTCATCAAACCGCGCACCGAGGTAATCCAGCGCCTTACCAACAACACCCGAGGCATAGATTCCGTAGGCAGCGAGGCCGATCAGAAGTGCGATGACTATCCCGGCTGGTGTGACGATGGCACCGAAAATCGTGGCTATGCCGGAGGCGGCGGCACTGATTGCGGGGCCAATCGCCATAACAACACTGATCGCGCCGCTGATGGCAGAGATCGCCCCAGTGATTCCAGAAACAATACCGCCAATGATGGTTCCAGCGACCGAGAATGCGAGGCCCAGTGCGAAGATGGCCGCGCCTGCTGCGGCAACGGCCACACCGATCTTCAACGCAGAAACAACCAGACCCTTGTTCTCGTTGATCCAGCGCCGCACATCGCCCAGCACTGCGACGATTCGATCAGAAACATCTATAAGGAGAGGCACCAGTGCCGCTCCAATCGCATTAGTAACTGCTTGCGTGGCAGTTTTGACGCGACCAAAGGCGTCGTTGAGATCCGCGGCGGCTTTTGCATCTTCCGTGGACATCACAATCCCAAGAGCGCGTGCCTCCGCGCGGAGTTCATGAAGATCGCCCAGGAGTGGAAAGAGCGAGGTGCCGGATTTGCCGAACACTCGCATGGTTGCCGCAGCGCGCAGTGCGGGATCGGTAATCTGGTTGAGGCGCTGTGCGATGGAAGTGAATTGATCCTCGGGTTTTAGGCTTTGGAGTTGGGCCGCAGTTAATCCCAAGTCAGATAGTGCTTGGGTCGCCTGCTTGGAACCATTGGCCGAGTCGCCCACGGTCTTCTGCATTTTGCGAATGGCGGACTCGACGTCGTCGAGCGAAGTTCCCGAAGCGTCGGCTGCATATCCGATCTCCGATAACGCTTCGACGGATAGTCCAGTGCGCGCGGACATCTTGTCGAGCGCATCACCGGTATCCGAAAACGACTTGGCGCTGGCCAGCAACGGGGTGACGATCCCCGCACCAGCCAACGCCATTTTCTCACCGATGCCACGCAAGCCTTCGCCAAACGCTTTGAGCTTGGTCTTCAGCAAATCGAGCGAGCGGACAAGCTGTGCGTCTCGCGCAACCAGCTCGACATAAGCCTGACCTGCGCGAATGCCTTGAGCTGATGCCATGGATCACTTCTCCGGTTTGAGTTCGGAACGTTTCTGATCCAGCGCGCGGTAATACTCGAGCGTCGGTTCGTCGATGGCGACCATGCCGGAGAGGCTTGCTTTGCCCGGATTCCAGCCGCCGTGGCCGTCGGGCACCAGCACTTCGACCTTCTCGTCATCGACGATGCGGGCGGGTGTACCCATCTTGGCCCAAGTGATTTCATTCGTCTTCAAGGGGCGGGAAACAGAGCTGACGCAGCCGGGAAGGGCGAGCGTACACGTTACTAGCAGGAGCATTTTTGTCAGAAGCCTCACGAGCAACCTCCACACTATTCGGAACGAACAATTCGATGAGCATCCCGATGATGCTCACGATGAGTTGAACAATCAGTCCCATGGTTCTTCCTCCAGTGCGTTGGGGCCGTCGAGGGCTATTCGCCCCCGTTGACCTTCACCTTGGTGCGCGCGGCCGTGTAGCCCAGGCTGGAGAGGACGGACAGAACGCCACCGACGATCTGGGCCACGATGCCACCATCGGTGACAGCACCGCTGGCTAGGACGATGCCGAGGACGACGGCGATGGTGGAGAGCCAGAACTCCGTGGTCTTGAAGCCCGGCTTGGTGCCGGAGGGAACGGTCTCGCTCATGCGAGGACTCCTTTATTTAGATGCGCCGGTCCACAAACACCGATTTCAGGATGGAAAGGTCGGTGAGTTTGGGAGCCGGCGCCTCCGTGTTGTTTTGCCGTTCATGGGGATTGAAGTCCGAAGGAGTGAACGGCTTGCCCTTCTTCGGATCACGGAAGGCATTGCCAATAAGCGCGAGGAGAGCGGATGTTTGATTCCAGTCGGCTTTGGACTTGGCCTCAGCCATCCAGAGCAATTCGCGAAGTGTTAGCTGACCGGGTGAACACCCAACGATTCCGGCGAGCTCATAAATGGTTCGCCAGAGCTTTCGAGCAGTTGGTCGATTCTGGCGTTTAATGCCGGGCCGTTGAGCTTCTTCTCTGCCAGTGCCAGGACGCGCGCGTCCACTTCCCGCAGTTTCGAGAGCGCCAGTCGCAGGATCTGGCGCTTCGACGACGGGAAAAAATCGGCGAGCTCCTCCAGGAAGGCGGTGGTCGCAGCCTCAAGGCAATCGCCGCCCATGGCGCGACCGAAATCCATATCCGTCACACCCGTCGCATCCGCGTCAGGCTTGATGACCGCGAAGATCACATCGCAGAGCAGGATGGGGTCTGATGCGAGTTGTTCGATCAGCTTGCCATCGGCAATGTCGAGCAGATCGACCTGGAGCAATCCACGCACGCGCTTGATAGCTTCCACGTGAATCTGCAACGTCCACGAACGACCGGCGGAATCCTTGAATGTTCGCATTGAGTTCTCCTGGATTTTGTTGGAAGCAAAGAATTCGAAGTGTACACTTAATGTGTAACTTTTGAGGAGTGCGCCATGTCTAGCGTGAGCATCCGTGTTGCCAGACAAAGAATGAGTACGATCATCGAGGAGGTTTCGCAGGGTGGCAGCGTGACTATTACGAAACGAGGTCGCGAAGTAGCACGCATCATTCCCATTCAGCCACTTCGAGGCGGAGGCAATGCGTTGCCCGATCTTTCCTCATTCCGGAAATCGATCAAAGTTCGGGGGAAAAGCCTTTCGAGCGAGGTAATTGATCTTCGCCGTGAGGAACGGTCGTAATGGACTACATCGATACCAGTGTACTGGCGTCGTATTACTGCCCTGACAGCGGAAGCGATCTGGCGCAGAAGACCCTTCAGAAAAGTAAGCGCCCCGTTCTGAGTACGCTCACAAGAGTGGAACTTTATTGCGCACTTTCTCGAAAGGTTCGTGATCGCTCGTTGGACAAAGACGAAGCTCGCAAGATTATTGCGCTGTTCGAGAAGCATGTCAGGGTGCCCTACTACAATATGTTGTCGGTTCGGCCTCGCGATTATCGACAAGCGAGTAAGTGGATTTCGCAATTCAGTTCTCCACTGCGCGTATTGGATGCTTTACATCTGGCTGTAGCACACGCGAACGAATGCCGCATCTTGACCGCTGACCAAGATCTGGCGAAAGCAGCGCGGCAATTTGGTGTGCGCTACCGACTGCTTTCTTAATTTTGCCTAGGCCGCGACAGTGACCCAAGCCGGAGGAATAGCGGAGTAGGTTGGCTTGACCGTCACTTTGGCTTTGATGGCGTCTTCCAGCGGCTCTTCGCGGGTGAGATTCGTCACACTGAAGTCCGCCCACAATCCTTGCGACCCCACAACGTCCTTGGGTCCATCCAGAACAGCCAGGGCAATCGCAGTATTGTTAAAGTACGCATCCTTAAGCGCACTGAATCCGGCGTCAGAAGGATCCCAGATTGATTCAAATTCGAGACTGCCTTCTTTCAAGGTAGCGATTGTGGCTTTCCAGCCGTTGTTGGCGCGAGTCGTCACATCGGCTTCGCCGGTCTCAAGATTCAAAGTCACGTCCGTGACGTTGCTCAGTTCGACCAGATTGGCGGGCGCGCCAGAAACGGGCCACGCGGCGCGCACTCCGGTGGACAAGCGATACAAGCGGGCATTCATTCCAAGTCGGGCACTCATGGCATGATCTCCAGTCTCACCGTGCGGCCGATCAGCGATTCCGGCGTATTCGCATTCGATGGATTGTGTGAGTGCAAGTACCGGATGGCGCTTGCGAGAACGACGACATCGTCTTTGGCGTTACCAATAACGAGATTACAGAGGTTGTGTACGACTCCGCGTACCGCGCCTGTCGCATGATCGTGGTCGATGACATGGCGATCCTGCGAAAGTGGGCGATTGCAAATTGCGCAGCAGCCGCATTGCGATTGAACAAGCAGATCAAATGTTTCTGGCGGAACACCCAGTTCCTTACAACGCCTTCGTCGCCACCAACGGCGGCGATACTCTTCTCGGCCTTGGGAATTCCAGCACTTCCTGCAGGATCGCTTGTAGCGTTTCTGTCCGCGAAAAATGTACCCAGGGAAATCGCCTAGCGGCTTCTCCAGATCACAAACCTTGCATCGTAAGAGCCCACGCTCCATAACTTCAGCCCATTGCTTTTCGCTCAGTGGCTTCGCGACCGGTTCGTTTTGTTGTGTTTTGACTTCCATCACTATTTCACCGAACCCGCCCAGAGTTTGGGCAGGCGTTCCTTGGCGATTTCGAATGCCGGTCCCATGAACGGGCGCGGCGGATAATTCCGAGGTTTTGGCTTGGCCGAAGCAGCCGCTGTTTTGCTCTGAATCGTGGGAGCGATTTCCTTCGCGCGTGCGACCTGCGCGGGGGTCTTCAACTTCGCGATTACAACACCGCTGGAGTCGCTACGAACCGGCCCGTGTCCACCCACTTCCAGTTTCCAGTTGGGCTGTCGCGTTTTTTTGATCTTGGGTGGTTCTGTTCCGCCGCGTTCGTGCGTTCCACCGATGCGCCCGACTTCTGTTGCCGTCGGCCCGATGACGACCTGCTGCTTGTTCTTCTCTACATCAAAGAGAATCGCGTTCTTCAGTCGCCCTTTGCGCGAGCGCGGCGGTTTTCCTGGCGCGCCGCTCTTGGGCGAAACCTTGATACTCTTGCGCGCGATACCACGGACGTAAGCTCCAGCCTGACGCAAATTCTTGATTGAGGCCTTTCGGGTCTTCGCAACAACGCGCTCACCAGCGAACTTGGTTTTGACCCGTACGCCAATCATGGAGGATCTCTACACAATCCGTCGGAACGTCAGCGAAGTTTGACCCGTCGCAATCCCGCTGATGACATGGAGCGTCCCAACTCCGGTCGTTGTGTTGAACGTCAGCCGGTACGTACGGCCATCGAACATGTTGCTGAAATCAATGAACGTTGCGCCTGGAACACCACCGACTGCCATCGAAGCCGCGACCGCATTGTTTGCGGTGAACTCAAACGATCCGTTTCGAGATCCCACCGACAGAGTGAAGGGCGCGATCGCTCCGTTGGGAACGCTCAAGCGGCACGCATAGATGCCTGAAGCGAACGGCGCAGCTCCGTTGAGCGCTTGTGGGGCTGTGGTTAGATCGACGAACGCATTCTGATCCGTTCGCAGTTTGGCAAATGAAACAGTGCTGTCTTGGAGCTTGCTTCCCGCCAGAGTGTTATCGAGGATGTCTGCGCCATTGTGCGAGTGCCCTGATGGGGGAAATGTGGCGGGCTTTCCTATCACACCTGTCCAGGGAACAGTGTCTGCTGACGCTGCATTTCCAACGGGAGTTGTGATGTCCGATCCTGCATGGGAGTGTGCTGAGGGAGGAAACGCAGACGGTTTCCCCGAAACTCCAGTCCATGGCACCACATCAGCAGCCACCGCGCTGGCCACTTGGGATGAAATGTCGGAACCCGGATGCGTGTGCGCTCCCACCGGGACATTGGTGAGACCCGATCCGTTGCCGAACAGTACGCCGCCGGCGGAGATGCGAGCCAGGATCGCACCTGCGCTGTCCTGCCACTGCTGCAGATCGCCCGTTTGTCCAGCTTTCGCGCGGATACCAACACCGACCTTATTTGCCTGATTCAGCGGGATGATGACATGGTAGTCGCCAACCGCGCCAACGTTCGCGGGCGTGTAGTCCGGTGTGCTTTGACGTAACGCGTTGATCTGCAGCCCGTGCCAGACCGCCAATACGGATTGTCCGCCCGTGACTGGAACGAGAGCAAGATCAGGACCGCCCGCACTCGGCACCTGTAGGATGTAGCGCGTTGAAGTGAGTTTTCCCGCCGCATCTAAGCGCGCGAGTAACGCGCCCACCGCTGAGCGCCATTCAGAAAGATTTCCCGTGCCGCTTGCCGGAAGCTGAATCAGTACAATCGGTGCCGTGGGTCGCGCAGGATCGCCTGCAAGCGCGAACACAGGATCAACTGCCGGCGGTGAAGACAGCGCGGGCGAATAACCCCACGATTTGTCCGGTTTGGTTACGAGCAGCTGCGCGACCTGTGAACCATCTTGAAGATCAGCAGGAAGCAAGCTTCTGTCGGCAATCTGCGATCCGCCGATAGAGGTGAGGCGGTAGCCCATTACCACGTCCCTCCTACGATGGAAACGCCGTCTCCTGGTGTCCCTTTAATCCTGAGCTCGGCCAGATTGATCTGGTTGAGCGTGTGGTATTCCCCTGGAATCCACGGCACATCCGAACCGTCGTCGCCCAGGAAAAAGACAGGCCCTGTGTTCGATGGGAGCGCGGAGATTTCGACGGTGGCGATGAGTTGCTGCGCTACCAGAGGCTGGTAAGCAGCAGTCACCACCACTTTTCGCATGACTGTGTTGTTCATCGCATCACCCGGAACGTAAATGTGAGCAGGCTTGTGAACTGCCGGAGTTGGTCCATGTGCTCCGGCGCATAGAGCGCCGGATGTTCTGTTTTGATCCAGGATGCGCGAAACGGTCCTGGGAGTATCTTGAAGCGAAAGAACTCCGCGATCTCTTCAACCAGATTCAGCAGCGGATCGAGTTCGACGACATCTCCTGCGTCGAACTTTTTCTGCACGGCGACATCGATCTGAACGTCGTATGCAGCCTTGCTGCGAGCGATCTGCGTCACGGTCAATCCTTTCGGCACGACCGTGACGTGAAGGGTTTTCATCTCGGGCAGTTCGAACACGGGTAGGTAATGGCGCTCAGCGACGTAGGGAAAGCTGAAAGCGTGGCCATTGAGTTCGGCCGTGACGGCATCCGCTATCTCCGTAACTAGCGGCATTACTCACGGCTACCTTTCGGCGCAATCTTTGCCGCCATCTTTTCCAACGCAGCGGTGTTGCGTTCCAGCGCACTGAGGAGCGTGGCCTGTGTCCACGTCTGATGGCGCTCCAGCGCTTCCGCCATGCGGCGCTCGCGAACTGAATCCCGCCAGAGCGTGTACGCGACGACCATTCCGGCCAAACCCCACTGCGCCCAGATCGTGGGATCGCCGCCCACGGGGACGGAAGCGAGCAGCAGAGCACCCATGCCCGTTTTCAGCAGTGTCTCCGTCATTTCTAGATCGCCTCCGTCCCCACCAGTTTGGTGTGAATTCGAAAGGAGTAGCGGTACAGATCGCTGAACCGGAACTCCGGCTCCTTTCCAGGAGCCATGACTTCGTAAAGAAAAACAGTCGCGCCGGATGTTTCACGCAGCCGATCGCCACGCTTGGGTAGCGTTAGATTGCCATCGAGAACCAGTTCCGCTGCCGCGATGAGGTAGTCGCGCACTTCGTGTTGCTCGCGAACGCCGAATCCGTTATCGAGAGTGAAGATCGTTTTGCCGATGGTGGCGTTGACTTCGACGCTGGACGTTCCGCGCTGGTAGAGCACTTTGCGGGTCATGAACTGGAGGCGTTGCTCCTCCAGCCAGCGCGCGCCTTCTTGCAGCACATCCATCACTGGCTCAGCCGCACGCGGACTTTAGTGTCGGCATCCACGGCGGGCCAGATGGACTTGCCGAGCGCTTTGTTCGCGCCGGCGGCGGCATTGGTGGTAGCGACCTTCACTGCGGCGTCCCAGAACAGATTGGCACCGAGAGCGATTGCGCTGCCCGCGCCAGTGGCCTTGGGGATGGCGTAGACGCCTTCGACGGCAATGGATCCCAACTCGCCGGCCTTGATGTCACGTTGGACTATGCCCACCAGGTTGCCCACCACGACCACCTCACCGGCGGCGATGTCCGCCGCCGGGATGTAGTCGAGTGAACAGCCTTCCTGCAGAAACTCAGTCAGCATGTGAAGTTCTCCGTTTAATGGGATTGGTTCTTAAGGGACGGAAAAGAGCGAAGGCTTACGCTTCGCCCTTGGACTTCACGCCGCCGCGCGGATCCTGCAGCGCAACACCGAAGTCGTGGTACCCGCGCATCTGCACTCCGAGAACATTGAAATCAGCCTCTGCGGTTTCAATCGTCGGAGATTCCTGGCCGTTCAAGAAAGCCACTTCAATGACCGCGAGATCGCCTGCAGCGGCGAGCAAGTACCACGCCTTCGTCGAATTCCCCGGGTAGGTGGTGTTCGACAGGTAACGACTTACTTCGGCGCGATACTTTCCCTGGTGCGGGTTGGCGATCGGATACTTCTGGTTTGCCGTCGTATCCCGGATTTCCAAGGCCTTGTTGAGCTGCGATGCCATGGCGCTCAACGAAGGAGGCACCAGTAAGATTGCGGGCATGACGCCGATGGGTTTTCCATCGCCATCTACCTGTTCCATGAACATTACTTCCGCCTTGGTGAGCCCATCGATCGACAGTGCCGTGTCCACGCCGGCAAGGAAGTTCTTGTTGCCCGCCGTGTAGAACGCCGCATTGTTCAAGAACGTGGTCCAGAATACATCGTTGAGCTTGGACCCAGAACCTCGCCCCAGTTTGCGCGGAACTAGCGTGATGGCGCCCAGGTCGTCGTTGATGATGTCGCGACGGTCGATCGATAGCATCAGACCGTATGTATCGGCCTTATTTGTAAAGCTTTCCTGACCGAGGGTACCGTGCTTGAGCTCGCCACCGGGAGCGACCTTTTCGTACTGATCGCGCCCAATCAGGCGGTAGCTCGTAACGGTTTTGAAGTCCGACACGGGCCGAATGGAACAGATGCTGCGCCACGTCTGTTCAACCGCGTAGAATCCTTCCAGCAGGAACTTGTTGGCGACGTTGGAGAGAATTCCCCCGATGTCGATCGAAGAGACAGCGGCTTCGATTTTGCTGGCAAACGCGTGCCGCAGTACGGCGCGACTGTCCCGGAAATTGCGGCCAGTGTATCCGTTGGCCCAAGCTGCCTCCATCAAGAGATCCTGGAGCCCGAAGCGACCGTGGAATCGAGCATCCGCGGCGTTCAGCGCCGCTTCGGAAAATTGCTTTTCGATTCCTTCGAGTTTCCCGGTGATGGCGCAGGCTGCCTCCAGGACGTCAGCCGTCACTTCCGGCTGATGGATGACAACCACTGCCGGTGCCTGTGGGCGATTGGCGCGTAGTAATTCGAGTTCGCAGCGGTTGAGGTCCCAGTTTTCCCTAATGGCCTTGGCCTCCAAATCAGGAAGCTTGCCGTTGCACAGCTTACGAATCGCCGTAATGCGTTCCGTTTCAGCCGCAGCTTCCGCGCGAATCTGGGCGGAAACATCCGGGATGGCTGCGCTGGCCGCCGCACTGACAGGGACTGCTGCAGAGGTGCTGGCTTCAGGCGTAGATGAAATGGCCGAATCGTTCTCTTTCACAGGTACGTCCTCCAATTCTTGGGTTGCGGCAACATAGGCACTGGTGTGGCCGTCGGCGCCCAGATCCACGAAACTGATCTCGCCGAGTGTTGCCTTCCTCACCACGTTGAGCGGTCCAACAAATTCCTGCCCATTCACTTTGACGGTCTGGTTTTCTTTGACGAAATCGGCCTCTTCGACCGAAGCGCCGATCGAGGCCTGCCACGGAAATCCGTTTCGGGAGGATGCCACAACTTCGCGCGCGGCCAGCGTGTCCCGGGAGATGATCCCGGTTGCCACCAATCGACCGCCTTCAACGCGGATTGTGTCGGTGTGTCCCACGCCAAGCGCCGCATCGTGACCCAGCCGAATCGGGCGAGCCTGCGAAGGAATCGACAGTCCGGCCAGGTCCACGACGAGGGGATAGCGCCATCCAGAAATGCGCATGGGACTTCCGGTGTAGGCGAGCATTCGAAATCGCGGGAGAGTGAGCTGGCCTTCGCCAGCGACAACCGGCTCCCACTCCATGGCGCAATTGAGTTCAATCGGTGACGTTGCTTTCATCCGGAGTCTCCTGAGTTTGTTGGGGTGTTGCTGTGGGCTGCGTTTCTTCGCTCGAGAGGCCCAGCGTTCGAATCAGCGTTAATTCTTTCGCGCGCTGACGCAGTTCAGTTTCCCAGTCGCGGCCCTTCTTGGCGTACTCTTCGGCAAGTGTTGTGGTGTGGCTTTGAAGCCGCGTGGCTTGGGCGTTGGCTTCCTTGTTTGGATCGACGTGCTCAAAGCCGTCCCAGAACCATTGGTGAGGTGCGACGAAATCATCCCGTCGCGTTACCAGAGGCAACAAGCCATCGACTCTTTTCGCCTCGTGTAACCACACACTGAAAAGGCGATCCAGTACTGAGACTGCGAGCTGCGATTGCTCGACGCGAATCATTTTGAAATACGTCTGATGGTCGAGCCGGCCCGAGGCGTAGTTGTAGCCCGAGGAATTTCCGGCCGCGATATTGAACGGCATGCTTAAACAGCGTGCGATCTCGTTCAGGATCTCTCGTTTAAATTCAGCAAAGGTGCTCGTCGGCTGCTCGGCATGTACTTGTCCCATTTTCCAGCCGCCTGGCATCGTTAGCAGCGAGTTGCGTTCCAGCTCAATGGAATCTAACGGCTCTACGTCTGCGGATTCGCCATTGGCCGGCGCATCGGTGTAAAGGACTCCACTAACATTGGCCGCGGCCTTCGCTGCATCCAGAGTTGCAAGTGTGTAATCTCGAAGAAGTGCGAACAGCGGTAACGCGGCAGTCAGTTCCGGAACGCCACGCATCTGTCCCGGCCGATCTATTCTGAAGTAGTGAATTACCGCATCCGCAGCGATGCGATCAAACTGTTGTGAGTTTGCGCTTCCGCTTTCACCCGGGTGCTGCTTTAGCAGGTGGTACTCAAGTGGATTGCCTTGCGAGTCAAAAACAATCCCATCAACCGCGTTACGGGTTCCTGTCTGAATCGAAGGCGTCGAGACCTGATCTGCCTCTAGGAGCTTCAAATCAAGCTGAACCGGCGTAGATAAAGCACGGTTATTGAAGAGAACACCAAACCCCTCGCCGTCTTCAGCTTTTGCCATGCGCAGCGTGCGAAGCTTCTCGGGCAGTCGAACGGCAGTGGACCACTCTGAGAATGCGCGCTCGATTTGGGTATTCACATCAGTAGCGCCGGTCAGCATCTGCAATCGCGGACCCGTGCCAATAGTGTCATTTGCTAGCGTCAGTACGATGCCGCGCGCATAGCTGTTGTTCGCGACTTCATAGCGTGTGCGGTTACGCAGAGTTCGCCGAACCTGCGGAGAGTTCGCGGCGTTGGCCGAGAGACCGTCGGCATTGGCCCAATGGCGACGGTTGTTGTCGCTGGTTGTCGCAGCGTCGTAACGCGCGCGCACAAAGGTTCTGTGCCGTCGGGGACTCGGCGCTAGTAGCTTCCCAGCATCCAAGCGTAGGATTTTTCGCAACGTTGCGAACATTTACTCGGTCCCCGGCGGAATGATTTTGGTGATGCGGATGCCAAGCCCTTTGCGCTTGGCTGCCTTCTTAGAGTTGAGATAGCGGTCGAGCTCGATCTGATCGCGTAGCGGGTGTTGCTCGACACTGCCCGCGTCACCCGCAGCTTTCGCTGGTTTTTTAGCGTTCTCTTTGAGTTGTTCTTCGAGTTCGTCACTCATGGCGATGCAAAACCCGTTTAGAATCGTGATGTGAATGGAGAGGTGTGAATGCTTGAGGCGAAATTACGTCGTTGGGATTACGGGGAAGAAATATGAAGTGTCTATATTATCTATATACCCCAAACGAGGACGCGATGGCCGGATTCTGAATGGATTTCCTCAACTTATTTTTTACTGCGGGGCATTCGATCTGTTTCTTTGTGCTCGAAGTTCCGAAAGTCTTATGCGTTTCGTGGGTTGCCGCACAGCGTCAGATACTCCTAGAAGACGCGCGCCGAGCATCGATCCGCCCACGGCACAACCACTCAGGCAATCGAGCCAATGATTATCGAAGTTTTCAGGCCGGATCTTCCATTCATCGACCGTGCGTCCGCGTCCGGAGGTTCGTATGCGGAACTCCGCGGTCAGGTGGTCCGACAGCAAGCGATGCGTTTCCGGATCTCGGCCGTAGAGCGATAGACATCCACTATCTCCATGGCTCACACCCAGTCGCGAATGCGAAAATGATTTCCAAAAGTTCGAATCGAACAAGACGTGCCGCACAGCGCGTTTGCCTCTCACATTCGGAATTCGCCAATTCAAGCCGACGCGGTCTCCTGGCCGCTTCGCATATTCGTGAAACGGTCTACTGGAGGCGCCCACGAAGCGTCCGTGGGAAGGCAGAAGAATGGTCGCATGTACCGAAGCACGGCAGAACTGATAGACAACATCGGTCGACGTGCCCCAGTTTGCATCGATCAAACACTGAGCGATTCGTAGCATGGCTCCATCATCGCGTTGCCATTCACGTGCTAGAATCCGGGCGGTGAGCGTTTCCAGCCCTGCGTAGATCGCCCCCTCCTGCCCAGTGCCTTTGGCAGCGCTTTGCAAAGTGACTGTGGCTTCGCGAAGTGTGAAGTATGCGCGCCGCTGCTCCGGATAGGTACCGTAGTCGATGACATACCCGGTAAAGTCTTCCTGCCAGCCACAGACCATCCAGTAAAGCAGCTTCCCCTGAACGTCGACGAACATCGAAAGGCTCGTGCACCCGATTGGAACTTCGCCGCGCAAATGACCATTGACCTTGGCTGCAATCTGGTCGGCAGAGAGCAGCCCCTCGTCCATACTTTTTTCCGGAAGCGGTTCGTTCTGATACTCTGCAAAGAAAGCCGCTTCGTCTTGAAGCTTTAGGTTCATCGCGTGCTGGATTGCGCTGCATTCGTCGTGGTTGAAGCGTTGGGGCCAAGCTATCAATGCGCCTTCGTCCAACGCTATTCGGTTCTGATTATAGAAATCAGTGGCTAAGCGCAGATCGCCGAACGCGCGCAATGATTCGGCGCGCAGTTCGCCATATTTCGTCCACATCCTTTCGTTGATCGGAAAGCGGTAGACCATCTTGGTCCGCTCCCCATTCCATTCAGGGTGCTTTTCTTTGTTTAAAATATTGTCTGCAATATCGCCGGGTCGAATCACAGTGCATGGCATGACGCCAGCGATTTTCTTCCCGGGACCAGCCAATCCCAACACGGCTCCAGCGAGAATTCGCTCGCGTGCCGCGCACTGCGAGAGAGATCGGGCGGATTCGTCCGTTTGCGGATCGTCTAGAACGACCAGCGACGGCCGCGCGGCCTTGCCGTCTGAGCGTTTGAATTTCATGCCACGAATACGGCCCGTGATGCCTGTCACTTTAATAATCGCACCGCTTGCTGGACTTCCTTCAATTGTAGGGAGAATGACTTCATTGGATGTCCAGCCGATGTGGGTGCGCTCTCCGTTGTAAAGTTGTCCATTGCAACGATTAGCGATCCCATCCAGCGCCTCGATGGGGTGACACACTTCGGGAAAATCTGCGGCGAGCAGTTCATTGCTTTCCAACTCGGTCTTGATGCTATCAAGCATTTCCATGGCATGAACTTCGGACGCGCCGATCAGACACACAAAGTCGCGGTGACCAAATAGACAAGCCCAGAGGCACGCGCATTCCGCCAGCGATGTTTTTCCGCTGCCGCGCGGCATCGCGAGCGCGAAAAGGCCGCCATGCAGCACGGCTTGCTCGATCTTTGCGATAATTTTGAGATGATCGTCCGACCATTGCAGATGGAAGGTGCGATTGAAATAGGTTTCGCAGAAGAATCGAAAGTCCTTCTCGGCTTTCGCTTTTCGCTCAAAATTGGCCACGGTCGGAAGCGCACCGATATCGCGGCCCGCTTCTGCCTTGATTCGGTTGCGTTCCGCTGCTGCCTTCTTCATCGCTGCGTAACTTGCAGCTGGATCGGAATGCGTTCGCGGAGTGTGTTTCGTTTCGAATAGCCAAGCTGCGTAACGCAATAGATCGATGGTTTTGCCGGTACCTAGGCGAAAACCCGCGCGCGTGCGATGGCGAAGCACCTGCCGCTCATCAATGACCGGTCCGAGCGGTGTGCTATTCAACAACCGCGCGAGATCGGTTGGTTTGATGCTGCGTGGATCAATTGCGACCATGCGCGATCTCCTTTGTGAGCCAGGCCATGTAGTGAATCATATTGATCGTGCGGTCGGGATTGGTGGGCGCGCCAGCGGCTATATCGGCACGCACTTTCTCTTCGGTGATCGCTTTCGCGCCCGCACTCGAAAGAACGCGCACCAAATCTGTTATGGATAGCGCATTCGTATTTAGCCCCGCCGTCCGCTCTTTGGGCCTCTCCATGTGCACTTCCTTCCCCGACTGCCGTGAATTGTCTGACGTCAGTCAATAATTGTCTTCAAGACCGCCGTGAATTGTCTTTAGGGTTCAAGCTGGCCGCACAACTCACAACACGTCCGCACTTTACGAATCAAGCCTCGCGGTTCCGAGTGGACCCATGCATGCATGTTGTTCTTGCGTAAGGCGCGAATCCGCGCGTCACAAATCGGAGAACGCAAGTAGTGAGCAACGCGAACGAAAACGAAATAGACCTCGGCAGCGATCTAGAGTTCACCAAGATCGAACGCCGCTGCGCAGGAGGCGCTTGGGTCAACGGAAAACTGCACGGCCATACCTTCAGCGCGCTGGTATTCCCCGAGCACGCCGAGAATCCCGAATACGAGATCGACGACAGCAGAATCTCCAAGCTCTGGATTCAGCGCATCGCCGACAAGGCCACGGTTTTTAACTGGGATCGGGGCGCGGACATCGAACCGCAAACGCCGCTTGCCGCCGACATCGTCGAGTTCCTTTGCGCGGGCCTCGCCGTCCACACCTTCGCCGAATAACGAACCCAAACCAAAAAGGAGAACATTCCAATGACGACGCAATTCGAATTTCACATCACGACCAGCCCCGAAACCGTAACGCGTCTCGCCGCAAGCCTCGCAAGTTTCGGATCGATTTCGGCGGACTTGGTACCGCTCATCGGGAGCGGCGGAAAGCGGCCCAGCCTAGTCAGCGACAGTACCTACGGCGTACTGGTCAACGCCGAGGGTTACGACTATCCGCGCTATCACAGCCCGCGCATTGCCCTGCATCTGATCGAGCAACTTTCCCCGCGCGATGCCCAACGCTACTGCATCCGCAAGACGATCTGGCCCACCGACTTAGTCATCACCACTCCAGAAGCGCTGATCGAACTCGCAAATCAATGATAGCCGAAACATCGCGCCGGATCGCGCGGTGTCCGCGCGGGGATGGCCACCCGCACGCTGAAGATGGCAGGCCAAAAACTCGGGGCCACGAGCCCCAACCACGGAGGACGGAACCATGTCGAAGAATGCGAAAAAGACCAGCAGCAAAAAGACCGCGACGAAAACTGCGCGCGCCAACGCTCGTCACAAGAGCGCCAGTAAACCTATGAGTGGATTGGATGCCGCTGCCAAGGTGCTGACCGATGCGAAAACGGCGCTAAACGCCAAGGAGATTCTGCAGCAGATTCAGGAGCAGAATCTTTGGAAAACCAACGGCAAAACTCCGCACGCGACATTGTATGCCGCGATCATCCGCGAGATTGCCCGCAAGAAACACGAAGCTCGATTTCGCCGCGCGGAAAAAGGAAAGTTCTTTTCCGCGTAGCCATCCATCCAAAACGCCCGCTCTAGCGTCCCCGTCTCTCGCGGGGATGTTTTTCGTCAGCTATTCGCAACGCTGAGTGTTGGTGATTCAATCGCTGGCGTCTTCGTCGCCCAATCGCAACCCACGCCAAACGTGAACTCCGCCCAGCGCCTCCTGATCACGTCGGCAAAGCGCGGTTCAATCTCCATTGCGTTGCATGCGCGACCGAGCCGCTCCGCTGCCAGGAGGGTTGTGCCCGATCCACCGAAGGGCTCGTAAATGAGCTGGCCCGGAGCGCTGCTATTTTTCAGCGCGCGTTCCACCAACTGCACCGGCTTCATCGTGGGGTGATCGTCGCTTCGGCGCGGACGCGGCACTTCCCAGACATCATCCTCGGTGCGATCCGTTCCGAATGAGCTTTTGCCCTTCTCATGCCAGCCATACCAGATCGGTTCATAACGCCGGTGGTATTTACTGCGGCCCAACACGAATGCGTCCTTGGCCCAAATAATTGTCGCTGACCAGTGATAGCCCTCAGCGCGCAGGGTTGCGTCGAGCGTCGGCCATTCCGCTGCGCCGAGAACACAGTAAAGATCTCCCTCAACAAACGAACGCATGTTCCGAATGAAGCCCGAGAGAAAGTTCATGAACGAGGCGCTGTCGAGATTATCGTTTTGCAAACCCTCGCGCTGGCGATGGCGGGGATTACTGTCGAGACCGATGGCCACATTCCAGGGAGGATCGGTGAAGCACATCTGCGCCCTGCCGTCGCCCATCAGCAATTTGACGTCCGACTCGCTTGTTGAATCGCCGACCATTAACCGGTGCCGTCCGAGCTGGTAAATAGCTCCGCGCACGCTGATGGGCTGCTCGGACACCTCCGGAATATCATCGGCGTCAGTCTGGCCGAAGTTTTCGTGCGCGGCCACTCCGAGTAACTTTTCCAGTTCTGTGAGATCGAACCCCAGCGAGCACAAATCTACGTCCATGCTCTGCAGGTCCTTCAGTTCGATGGGCAGCAATTCCAAATCCCATTCCGAAAGCTCATTCAACTTGTTGTCCGCGATACGTAACGCGCGCGTTTTCTCCGCATCCAGATCAGCGACATGCACCGGCACGTCCTCTAGTCCGAGTTTCTGCGCAGCCTTCCAACGGGTATGGCCGATGATGATTACGCCGTCCTTGTCGACCACAATCGGCTGGCGGAATCCGAATTCCTTTATGCTGGCCGCAACGGAATCAACGGCATTGTCATTGATGCGAGGATTCTTTTCGTACGGTTTAACATCCGAAAGCTTTCGCATTTCGATCTTCATGCTGTTCTCCAAAAGGATGCGTTTTTGATGAAGCGATAATGATTAGTTCAGCGGAGCGGTTTTCGCGTGTTCTCGGTCTTCAAGTGCCAGCGTGAGGAGCACGAGATACCCAATCAAATCTTTGATCGTGTCTTCGCCGTACGCAGCGGGCGCGTACTGCATCCGTGCGAGTTTGTCGTCGATGCGCGCGGTGAGTGAGTCGACCGCATCGCCATGGGCGAAGATACCGACCGGGTGGAGCGCGGAGTCGCCATAGCTTGCATTCTTCTGCGCGAGGAATTCCGCGATCTCACCACAACGCGCGCGGATTCTGGCTTCTGTATTCACGTGGATCCTTTCGTTTGGGTTGGCCAACGCTTGCGCCCGTTCGCGCCGTAGGCGCGAGTTCTGGCGGGGTCGAATAACGGACCCTCAAAACAAACTGTGTCTAAACTTGCGAGTCTTCCGTGAGGCCAGAATGACACGCATCGTTTCCTAGGACCCGTCAAAAATTTAGTTTTGGCTCGAATTTTCAGGAAAGTTTATGGATTGATGCGAAACGATACAGCGGCATAGTGCAATGAACTCTTCCAGCAGCAACGTTCCTTTCGCGTGATTAATTTGTTGATCGACAATCCACACATTGGAAATGGAATGCTCTCCTCCGCGCGAGAGCGGAACGATGTGATCGAGTGATGCGGTTTCAGGTGTCAACGTGCGACCGCTGACTGGGCAGGTAAAGTTCTGTCGATTGAGTAGTTCCAGAAGTCTTTTTGCCGTCACGGAGCTTTTGCTTTTCATAGATGTCTTTGGCCCTTTTTTCGTTGTTGTTCGAAACGGTGTGTGCCCAGAGCACCCACCCAGTTTGATCGTGCCGACGAGACGCGTTCTTTCCCTGCGTTGCTAATCGACTTACAGCCTCACTCCAATTTGTGGTTGAGTATTTATCTTGTTGGCGCTTGGCGCCTTTCCATCGGAGCAGTTGTCTTTTCCGCAGCTTAAAGCTGCACGCAAATGATTCGGCGCGTCGAGACCACGGATCTGCATTTTGGATGCACATTCGCTGGGAAGCCTTGTAAGCGAGCGTCTTCATCCGTTCCTGCCATGCGATTCGATTGAGTACTTCACTAGAAATCGGAGCACAAAGTGAACTCTCAAACCACTTCGATAGCGGCAAGCCAGCGGCGTCATACAAACGTAGCTTTCCGTTGTGGGTCATTGCGGTCAGCGAAACGTTGATGAAGGATCTCTTCAATTTCATCTTTAACCTCTTTCTAAAAGCCGGCTGTGGCCGCTCGTCGCACTTTTGGCCACACCACAAGCCTGCGCCTTATATAAGGCGCGTGGCCTTGTGGCCGCCCGGCCACAAAATCGCGTTGTGGCCACTTGTGGCCGTGTGGCCGCTTTTCTATAAAGGCATTCTCTTTGATGATTTGAAAGATTGATGCAGCGAGAATGTGTTTGTGGCCGCACCCCAAGAAAAGTGGCCACAACGCATTGAAAATCGAGTCATTCATTTGTGGCCGCATTAAAGTTCAATCCTCCAAAGAGTTAGATGGTTTTTCTGTCTCAGCGGCCACAACCTGCTTTGTGGCCGCTGTGGCCACATACATCGATGGCATTTGTTTGCTGCGCGTGCGATCCAGAATCAGTTGGAACACGCGATATGCGGGTCGACCTTGCGTTGTGAACGAAGACTTTTTGTAATCGAGGGTCTTCTCTGCCAACTTTCGCACTTCGGAACGAGAGTAAGGTTTGTTTAACTCCATGACATTGATCACATCTTGTGCGCGCTCCTTCTCGATCTCGCCGCGTTCGTCTTCGGGTCCATCGGATCTTTCCCAGCAGATTCCCTGTTCGCCGTGTTTTAAGAACACTTCGGTAGCAAGCTCGCCGTCAATATCCACCAAGCCCGCTCTTCGACCGCGTTTGGAAGCACGAAGTTCGAATTGCCCAGGAGCTATCTCTCGGACAGAAAGAACCGCGCGTGCCCAGTTCGCAAGTTCAGCAGATCCAGCACCGAGGTAAGCAAAGTCGCTGGCAACCATGGCAGCGCGCTTATCAGCTTCCCTGGGTGGCTTATTGGTATGGTGAACTATCATCCAAGTGACGCCGGTACTCTGAGCAATTGCACCAAGCCCGTTACGCAGGAAAGCAGACACTGTTTCCTGATCGGAGGCACTACCACCCAGGAAGGCGAACAACGGATCAATCCACACTAGGTCCGGTTTGTGCCGTTCGATCAATCCATACGCCCAGCTATGGAAGGCAGTGCCGCTCCGACTGGTTTCCGAAACAAACGTCAGCATCGGCTGCAGGTCTGAGAGGCGTTCGGTGCAGGCTGTGCCCTTCAGCACACCCCGAAACATTTCGGACAGATCGCCGACATCATTCTCTGCTTGAATCACCAGTGAGCGAAGAGGGCGGGTGGGGGTGATGCCGAACAATGGCTCGCCCAAAGCCCACGCGATCATCGCCTGCATACTGAACGACGATTTGCCAATTCCGGTTTGTCCCACGACTAAGCACGCGCCTGCGCGGCAGAGCCATCGGTTTCCGAGCAGGGTGTTTGGATCATTCGATGTATCGAAATTGAACAGATCCCGCGGTGTGAGAAAGTTCGACGCTGCGATCTGGTTGTTTACTGAATGTTGGGTGCAGAAAATTCCCGATAAGTCGACGCCAGATTCCGTTTCAGATTTGCCATACCCCTGAGCACGCAGCGCCACCGACGCTTTCTTATAGTCTCCAGCGTGTTCCAGTGCGGCGACGGCCGCAAACGGGGAGTAGGCTTTGTTTTGTTCGAACGGAGCCGCATTGGAACTGAAGACATGTAGCACTCCGTTCTTAAAGAGTGTTGCAGAGTTCCCGCGCGTCTTTCCCGGTCGGCACCACTGTTCGTCGTCGCCCGGTTTGTAGAGTGTCCAACCGTGCTTTTGAAGTACTGCGCGAATATCACCGCGCTGATTGAAGTCATCCCCTGGCCGTCCTTCACCTTCGCTTCCTGTTACAGCTAGCGGCTCTGGTTGGGGCAGCCGTTCGTTCATTTCGTAGGCTGCGCCCAGTAAAACATCCCGCTGCTCGGGCGTAACGACGCTGACTTTTTCGAGTCGGCTCAGCTTGATTTCGTAACCCGGTGACGGCGCGCAGAGGAACAATCCCCCTTGACCACGTGTTTCAATGAGCGTGATTACAACTTCCCATTGATTGCCGTTCTTTCGAGGCTTGTACTTTTTCCCTCCAACGATCATTTCGTTGCTATCTAAAGTCTGGATAGCGCGCTCAGCTAAACGGATATTTCCGCACACGGGTTCAGAACAGCGGTAGATGACGTGATAGCCCCCATTCTGTGTGCTTTCGACAACCAGATGGTCCAAAAGTTCCGGCGCAGTCGTGCACACACTTTCGAACCACGCGTCGAACAGTTCGCCCTTCTGATCGAAATCGATCATTTCTAGATGACCAGAGACCTCTCCGCACAAAATGCAAATCGCTTCAGCGTTTCCGAACCACGTTTTGATCTGTGTTTCATTGGGCAGGCACTTTTGAAAAGCCTTCCAAGATGGCAGCGAAGGACGCTTGTCCGCCAGGCGTGCGGGCAACACGCACAGACCGGCATTCAAGTAGTTCAATGCTGACTCGAGAATGGATGGCATTAAAAGGGGATCTCGTCTTCAGCGGGTGCATACTCGGGCTCGCGCTGCGCGAGCGCTGATTCGTTGTCGTTGGACCATTCGTAGCCCACAATGCGGTCGAAATCGTCGCCGGCGACTTTCTTAATGGTGATCGCGACGGGCTCGAGCAAAGCACCTTCATTCGCTAATCTGCATGCGTCATCAGCGAAACACGGTGCTGGCAACGAAGATCGCTTATTCCACCACGAAACTGCCTTTTGACGCGGGAAACCGTCGTGCTCCAGGCAAATCCATTCAGATTGGTACCGGTTGAGGGCGAGTCGATACTCAACGCGCAATGTTCGCGGTGCATCTGGAGCAGAGCCTCGTTTGCTGTGGACACTGTAGGAAACTGCTTCTACGGCGAATTTTTGAATCGAGACCTGACCAGTAAGAATTCCGTCTTCTGACGCAACGCTTTCGTGCTTCTGCTTTTCACGCGGTGGGAACTCGAAACCGCAATCAGGGCATTTCGCGTACCCGGCGGCGATGACTGAAAAGCACTGCGGACATTCTTTGGCTGCCGCTTCTCCGCCACCTTTGTTGCCCGAGACAGCTTGAATCGCATCCACAGGACCGTGCCGCAACACATTGCCACCATAATCCAATACTAAGCAGTTTTGCTTCGAAGGATGGAGCCGGAAACCGCGGCCAACCATCTGATAGTAGAGTCCTGGTGATAGGGTGGGGCGTAGCATGACCACGCAGTCGACATTTGGAGCATCAAAACCGGTAGTCAACACGTTGACGTTGACCAGATACTTGATCTTTCCGGCCTTAAAGTCGGATAGCGTTTGCGCGCGGTCAAAATCCAAGGTGTCGCCGAACACGGAACGACAACCAACTCCATGCCGTTCCAATGTCTCTCGAATATGTTCTCCGTGTTGCACGCCGCTGGAAAAGATCAGTACAGAATGTCGGTCACGCGTGTACTCGATGATCTCTTGGCATGCGGCCTCGACCAGGGCAACGTCATCCATCAGCTTTTCAACTTCACCGCTGACGAATTCACCAGCCCGCACATGTAGTGAATCGAAGTTGGATTTCTGTTTTCCGGCTTTCGAAATCACCGGGCAGAGAAATTTCTGTGTGATTAATTCCCGGACGCTGACTTCATAGCAGATGGATTGCAGAACATTTTCCGGCGCACATATTGAACCGGAATTCATTCGGTAGGGCGTCGCAGTCAGCCCAATAACACGCAGATTCGGATTAATCTGTTTAAGTCCGCCGATTAGCGTGCGGTACATGCCGTCGCCGTCGAACGGAATCATGTGGGCCTCATCGATGATTACGAGATCGAAGTGCCCGAGTTCGTGTACGCGCCGATACACTGACTGAATGCCTGCAATGATGACCGGTGCCAGCGTGTCGCGACTTCCGAGGCCTGCGCTGTAGATCCCGAACAGCAGGTCGGGTGCTAAAGCTTGAATTTTGTCCGCAGCTTGCTCTAGCAACTCCTTCACGTGAGCGACAATCAGCACACGCCCGCTCCAGCGCTCAACCGCATCGCGGCAGATCGACGCAATCACGGGAGTTTTGCCGCCAGCCGTCGGAATCACAACGCAGGGGTTGTCGTCGTGATTCCGGAGATGCGCATACAGCGCTTCGACGGCGGCGTGTTGGTAAGGGCGAAGTTCCATGCTTTATTTGGACCGCCGTCTTCCATGTTCGGCTATAAGAGCAGCATCGACGATGCCGCTATGAGGTTTGCGTGAGCGTTCTGTGGCACGCCATTCAGCGCTGGGCCACAATCGCGACGCGACGAGGTATTCGCTTCCTTGAGGCTGACCCGTGAGTAGCTCGCGCTGCCACTCCTGCGGCCGGACGAGTTCGTATGACAGGCCTAGCCCTGCGCAGATGCCGCGAAGCTGTCCCCAGCCGGTGCCGAAGTTGAACATCGACGTGACGCCCTGTTTCGGCATGGCGTGTACAGACTCGATGAACACCCGGGCGTTGCGGATCGCGAACTCGGTCAACCACCGCACAATCTCGCGTTCGTCCAGGAAGCGTTTCCCACCGGCCTCAAAGATCGGCATGGGGCGAAGTGCGATTCCTTCCGGAGTGATGGCGGCGAGCCCGCCATCCAACCCCGGATCGATGCCAACATGGATCATCCGCGCCTCCACGGCGGCGTGGAACTCTGCGCCTGCTGGGGCTTCGCGGGGTTGGCAGCGTCCTTTTTCGAGTACGACTTGATCTCGTTGAAGACGTCGCCGTCGTCGTTGGTTTTCTGTTTCACGCCGATCACGAGCGGAAGGTTGTGCAGCTCGCACGAATCCTTCGGCTGCGTGACCCCAACCGCGCGACAGATCGACGAGAGTTCCGAGCGGGCGATCTTGACAGCCGTGGCGTTCGGATTTTCGAGATTCAGCCGCGCCCACAACTTGCGGCCCTTGAATTCGCCGTCGATCACTTCGAACGCGAACTCAAGAAAGTTTCCGGTTTTCGCTTTCGTGGGCTTCATCTCGGAGTTCGTGATCACCGCGAGATACTTCCCTGCGGGAATTGCCGCAAACTCGCCAAGCGGTTCGACTTCATTAGCATTAAAGCCCTGCAAATCAGACATGTGTTTCTTCTCCTTTTGGTTTCGGTTTATTGCTTTTGACGTGGGTTACAGACCCGCTGCAAATGCGGACCATGTGAGTGGGATTTCAGAGGGAAGACCGAAACGGTTCTTGGCGACGCAGGAGGGTCCACCGACGGTGCGGAGGACACGTTCTCCGCCGTCCTTTCCGATGCTGACGGCGATGGTGCGCTCCCGGCCAAAGCCAGCTTCTTCCGTTTGCGTGCGGATTTTTCGGGTGGCGAAGAGCACGGCATCTGACCATTCGCACAGCAACGCGGATGCGTGCTTGTGGATGCGCGGACTGTAGCGGTCGTAGACCGGAGCTTCCGGGTCTTCGAAGCGTTCGACCTTGGCGTGGGCAATGAGAACCACGCCCATATTGCGTTCGTTGCGAAGAGCATCCAGGCCCTCGATCAGTTTGCGCCAGTAGTTCAGCGCATGCGTGTAGCCGCGCGCGTAACCACCGTCCGCTTTCTCGATGGACTTCACGTTGAACTCTTTGCAGACGACGTCGAAGACCAACCGTTCGAGCCAATCGAGCGAATCAATCACCACCGTTTTGTAGGGATGTTCGACGGTGTAGAGCTCGACCAGTGCGTTCAGTAGTTGATCGAAATGGGTTACGAGCGGCAGACGTTTGCAGTTGATGCGACCGACGCCATCTTCGGTGGGGATGAAAATCGGATCTGGGGCATCCGCAGCGAAGGTCGACTTTCCAACTCCTTCGCACCCGTAAACGATCAGGCGCGGGGGTTTCTGCTCGATACCACTGATCACGGACTCCAACATGGACATACGTATTCTCCAAAAGTGGGTTGGGGGGGGCGGCTGGGCCGCCCGGAAACGCTAGACGAGTTCGAGCGTGCGGAGTTCTTCGTAGCCTGTGGGCCAGACACCGCTCATTTGACACTGCTTAAGGCGATCCATCGCCTCTTCGTTTTCGCGTTGTGCTGCGTCGAGGGAACTTGGGTCGGGCGACCATGCGCCGCACCGGTACGGTTCTTTCTTCTCCACCGCGATCAGATACACGCGGTGCTCGACACCGGTCGCTGCGGCGAGAACCGCGCGGTAGAACGCGAGCTGATGCAAGTATCCGAACCGGCGCGCATCATGTTCGAACCAAGTCAGGTCATCGCAGGTTTTCAGGTCGACGATGCCCTCAGCGGGATTGAACCAATCCATTCGAATTTGGCACGCCGTTTCGTAGTAATCCGTTCGAACCACATTCTCAGCGGCACCGTGGGTGAGCAGCTTGGTGACGAGCGGATGAACGCTGGTTGCCGCGCGCAGTTTGAAGAGCAAGTCGTACTGTTCGGACGTCAGCACCGGTTTGCCGATCTTTTCGGCCCACTCTGCGAAAGCTTTCGTGTTGGCACCAAACGGCTCACCTGTTTTGGGATTGATCGGCCCGCCAACCGCGTATTGCTGGTCAAGAACGGAGCGTCCCTCAAGAATCAGAGTGTGCGCTGCGCGACCGAACAAGAGAGCCGGACGATCCTCATCGGGAATCAGGCCCTGCTTTTTCTTGTGGTAGAGCTGCGGGCACTTGCGGAAATCGCCGAGCTGGTGGCTGCTCAAATAGTGCTTGGCGTTCTCGCGGTATTTTTCAAACGGCTCGTGGATGAAGTTGAAGCTTCCGCGTGATGCGACCATGTCAGTCCCTTTCGAGGTTATCAATGGAGGAAGATGAGTAGAAAAAGCGAGCGTCTTAAGCGTGCGGGGCCAAGCCTGCGGCAGTAAAGATTTCCTGGAGCTGCGTCCGCATGATCTGCATCTGGTTCTTGGGAATACGCAGTTTGCGCATGGCGGCACGCCAGCTCATCGTGCGAAGGAGTTCACACACTTTGCGAAGATCGGCGGGGATACTGTCGAGCACTTCGTTTACATCCGCGCGGAGTTCAACGCTGGCTTGCGTGTTGGCGGGATCTACGATTGTTTCCTGCAGCGTGATCGGCTCGCCGTCGTCGTCGAAATCGACAGTCGATAGCAAGGAGCGTTCACGTGCCACATCGCGGCGCTGCGCGCGGTTGCGCCGAATCATCTTCCAGGCTTTGTTTTCTAGCAGCTTCTGGAAGAACGTTTTCTCGGATGCCAATTCCGGCCGGTGATGACCGATCCGCTCAAGTAGATACAGGGTGAGTTCCTGCTGTAGGTCGGCCAAATCTGAATTCGTAAATCCACCCTTACCAATCATGCCCTTTGCCGTCTTGTTGATCAGCATCGCTGCCAGCGCGCTCAATTCCGAAGTCGACGTTTCCCGAAATTTCAATTCCCACCTCCTTTTGATTGGGCTGGCATCGTTGCCATCCGAGGGAGGTATTCGACGGAGGGGTGGCCAAACTTCGAGATTTTGGCGACGTCATATGACGTAAAAATCATGTCATATGACTAAGACCTGACGGGCCGTGCCCTGTCATATGACATGCAAGACAGCAGAAACTGCATAGATATCCAGCATGACCCAGCAACGAAGATTCCTCCATCGCGCTGGATGTCCGGCGCACAAACAATGGAGGACGTCAGAATGAAGGTTTCAGATTACGAAGGTGGTATCGAGGCGTGGAAGGTAAAGCTGGCGCTCTCGCGTGCGAAAAAGCTGGGCTTCAAACGGCATGACTTGGAGGATGCCGTTCAGGAAATGGTTATTCTGGCGCTGGGATTCGTTTTCGAGCCGTCGCGGTCAAATGGGTTGTCTGAAGAACAGGCACTTTCCGGTCTCTTTGATCGCAGGCTCATAGATATGCGCAAGAAGCGGACACGGCAGGCAAACCGCATCGAGGATGTTCCGACTGACGAACGCCCGGATCACAAGGCGTCCTATTTGGATCGGGATGTGGACGTGCGCATGGCGATGCAGTATCTCGGGCAACGCCAGCAGCGAATTTGCCGGGCGCTTTTTGAAAACCGCACGCACGCTGAGATCATGGCCGATGAGAAAATGAACAACTATGAACTGAATTTGGAACTGCAGACGATTCAGAGTTGCTTCATTACTGCGGGCCTAACGGATTACCTGCCGCCCTGCGACTCTGCGGGAGGTGGCAGCAGTGGGGGCGTACTGGGCACCAGCGGTGTTGTCGACGACTCGGATGGCGTCGTTGATCCGGTATCCCCGTCCGCCGCTTAGGATGATTTCTTCCGGCAAGCAGCATCGGCTTGACTGGCCGATGAATCGCTTTTTAAATTTCTTGCGCATGCGACCGACGGCTGCAGAGATAGCGTTCTCTCCGCCGTCGGTCCCAACAATCTTCGCCAGTTCCACACCGCCGATGGGTCCTTCCACACGAATGACATCTAGGATAATCCGCTCCTGATTGGCCATTAGTTCGTCGGCGATGCGCGTGCCCCATAACGAAACCGAATCTTTCTCGAACGTCATTTCGTCACCCGCCGAGGGATTAACAGACGTTTTCTTCTCAACGGCCTTCGATTCTGCTCCGTCGGTGGCTGCTGCTGGTGGAGGAACCGAACTGGCCGCGAGTGCATCGCAAATAGCTTTTTCCAGCGTATTCCCGGTCTCCGGAAAAGGCTTTACCACATAATCGCAGGCGCCCTTTTTCATCATCTGCACAGCTAACGAGGGGCTATCAATCCCGTGTCCCGACATGACAATGATCGGCACGCCCTTTTGAAGGTCCGATTGCTTGATCTCCTGGAGCAGGTTTTCACCATTCTGAATGCGCGGGACACCACGCCCGACCTTTACCGGGATTTCTAAATCCAGCAGGACGTAGGAAAAACGCTGTTTCGCAATTGCCTGGCGCGCGTCATCTTGGCTGGAGACGCACACGCATTTATGCCCTAGCGATTCAAGTCGGTCGCAGACTGCTTCTGCAATGTCCGCATTATCATCAACGACCAATGCGCAAATTTTACTCATTCATCCACATCCTCTGCGTCACGCGGGAAAATTAACGTGACGGTCGTGCCCTTATTTTCAATGCTGTTGATGCTTAAACTGCCGCCATGCGCAGTAACGTAACGATGCGCTATCGGAAGTCCAAAGCCTGTTCCATCGCGCTTCAATGTGACATGTCCGGGATTAACTTGGCGGATGGCTTCCAACTGTTCCGCATCCATTCCCATGCCGTTATCAGCGATGTCAATACGAACACCATCGGCGCTATCGTCCGCCTGAATAATGATGGTGCCGGGCTTCAATTTGAGCAGATCCGCAGGGAACGCCTCATACGAATTATGCAGAAGGTTGTAGAGCGCCATCACGATTGCGTCTTTTGCTACAGGAAGCGTAATGGCAGAATCAATCTCTACCTGGATAGCAATGCGGTCGCTGTACTTGCCATCGGCTTTCAGATTCTCGCGCAGCATTCCCGCGGCTTCCTGAACAAGCTTCACGACTCGCTCGCTACGACGCTTTGTGCTGGGCGTTCGCGAATACGCGCGCATATTGCTCAACATCCGTTCAAGCAACGCCAAGCGCTCTACCATTTTATTTAACGTTTGCGCCATCGCCGTAGCGTTGGGTGGCGCATCCTTCACCCGCTTGGCCAAGGTTGCCGCACTCATTTTCGCCGGAGCTAACAGCGCGCGCATGTTGTGAACGGTAGATCCCACCATGACGTCGTAAAGCCGCTCAGCCATGTCCCGCGCCTTTTCCGCGGCAACTTTACCATGAAGCTTTTCCATATCGTCGTATTCGGAACGAATGGCATCGATCCCGCGCTGTCGACGCTCAGCTTCGTGTTTTCCTTTGCGTTGGCGGTCCAAAGCGCGCTCGGCGGCTCGCCGCACATATGCGTTGTTATCCTTCGCCAATTGCGCAGTTAACCGTAGAAAATCGTCTTCTGCAGTCCAAACGAGCAGCTCGGCCACATCCGTGCGCACTTCGGGCCTGGGATCGGCCGCAAAAATTTGGACGAGCGGCATTACGGCTGGGTGAATGTCGCCGCTCTGTAAAGCCGTAGACAATCGATTGACCCATTGGCGGCGTTCGGCCACCGCAATAGCTTCTGGGTTCTTGCGCAGTGTGGCGTGAATCGCATCGAAATCGGCTGGTGCGAACGGTTCCATCAATACTTGTACCTTTTCTTTCGTTCCTTGAACGCAGCCTCTCCACCTTCCAACAGGGTGACGATATCTTCTTTGCATTCGTCCACATCGCCCTGCTTTTTCAACCGCGCGGCCGATCCGTCGGATTCAAGCACAAACACACGATCCGCATCTGCGAGCACCGGAATGTTCGGATTGTGGGTGATGAATACCATCTGACGCCGATCCTTCACCTTTTGCAGGCTGGCAAGAACCGTTTCATAAATGTAGCGGTTGTCCAGATTATCCTCTGGCTGGTCGACCCACAGCGGCCCCACACACTCCAGCAACATGATCGGCAGGATTGCAGTGCATTTCTGCCCCGTAGACAATAAATGTGACGCTTTGTACTGGTTGCCATCCTGAAGTTCGATGCAGGGTAAGTCGCCGAGTTCCACACTTTCTATCTGCATGCTCATTTCCGGACTACTAAGCGCCGAGAGCACTTTTTCGGCTTGTTCAGCGTTTAGTCCAGCGCGATCAATCAACGGCCCCGCCTGTTTATGGCGCAATGCGACGGCCAAATCGGTGGGTGTCAGCGCCGCTGTGATCTTCTGGACAACCGACGCGATGCGCACACCAGCTTTCGCCTGGCCCAGAGCCGCTGTTAGCAGTTCGTTGTAAAGAGTGGTGTCTCCGTCCTGTTGGATATCAACACGCACCCGTGGCATTACCTGCGAGGTGATTTGCTGGGCGATTTCTTTACGGCGCTGATAGCGTTGCCGCCTCAACTCCGATAGCGATTCCAGAAGATGCGTTCGATCTAATTGCAGTTTCTCTCGCTGCGCGGCAAGATCGGCACGCTGCTGCTCCCGCGCCATCAGTTCGTTGTAGCGCCGGTCGAGGCGAGTTCGTTCGACTGCTTCGCCTTGAGCCTGCTCGTGTTTCTGCATCGTGGCATGGAACTCAAGCTCTTGCTTATCATGCAGGGCTTTCAGTTCGTGCGCTGTTTTTGCCAGCAAGCGATACTCGTCGGCCAGCTTTTCCTGAACCTTGGTCTGCAGTGCATCAATGTCGCGCGCGCACGTTTCTAAACTCTGAACGATTCGCTTGATCACCGCACCGTTATTGCCCTCCTGAATGTCCTTGCCAAACAGCATCTGTACTTGGCGCATTATTCGACCGCTTTGCTGGCTTTGCTCAGTTCTTATAGATTCCAGAAAGCGCCCTATGTCACCTACGGCGCGTCCTTCCCGCTCCCGAAGTGCTTTTGCCGCCAGCGCCTTATTGCTCGCTTTTGTATCGCTGGTTTCATTACTCGTGAAGGCTTCGAGCCGCGCCTTCACAGAGGGCATTTCAGTCATCTCGTCAGCTAAAAGCTCAATCTGACGATTCAACGGTCCGATTCGGCCCGCGTTCGTGTTCAGATCTTCTGAAAGATGCCGAAGTTTGAGATTGATCCCCTCAATTTCCGCCGAAGCAAACACATCAATCAACTGCAATTGCGCTAAAGAATTGTCGGCGATACTTTCGACTTCGTTCTGGCTGAAGATGTTGGCTACGAAGAAACCGGACTTCAAAGTGAGGTCGGTGACAGATCCATCTTCCGTGACGATGATCGGCTCTTCATCTTCGGCCCGGGTTATTTTGTATTCCATCCCATCGCGCGTCTGGATGTGAAGTTCGATCCGGCCTCCACCGAGGTTGCGGTGGATCAATTCGAGTGCGCGTTTGTTCGCCACGGGAGTTCCCTCCCGCTCCGGTTCCAATCCCAACGCGTACCGCGCAAATTCGAGGACCGTCGTTTTCCCTGCCCCGCGGGCGCCGATGATCGCGTTCATGCCTTCATGGAAATTCAGCTTGAGGCCGTCAAGAAAGCCGCCAATCACTTCCATGGACCTGATTTGATGGTGGCTAAGGCCTTTCGGCTTTGCCGCTGCGCGCGTCATTACTGCTCCTTCCTTCAGTATTTAAAAGCATTTTCGGTACTTTCATCGCGCTGTCAAACCAACGCGCATGTTGGATTGATCCAGCAAAGATAGTCATATGACATGCGTTTTGCGTCATATGACTTCTTCAGAATCTCGAAGAATCACTCATGCTTTGTCGAATACCTCCATCGAAGATCTCTCAAGGCACTTCATGGAGAAATCATGCCCAAATCCGATTTTGAGCCAACGCCGGCTGAATGCTTCGAAGAAATCACCACACTTCTGGCTATAGCGCTCGTGCGCATCTCGCCGGAGGCGCTCGCAACGTTCTCCACCACTGATGAAAAGAGCATGGTTATTTCAAAGCAGAATTGCCTTGATGAATGCGAAAAAACGAGGCTTCATGGCGCTGGTGGTTAACGCAGCGGAGAAACCAGCGAGGAGGAAAATGTGGACATCGTGAAAGAGATCGCGTGCCTGCAACGTATGACCGTTCCGCAGTTGCGCGCTAAATACGCCGAGGTGTTCGGCGAAGTCACCCGATCCGGACACAAAGAGTTTCTTATCCGCAAAATTGCGTGGCGGCTTCAATCCCAGTCCGAAGGGGATTTGAGCGAACGCGCGAGACGCCGCGCGATGGAACTTGCCAATGATCTGGATATTCGGACGCGCGCACCCAGCCAGAAAACGCCAAGCGTAGCACCCGAACGGACGCAGGTCGGAACGCTTCAAACCAGCGGCGACGAACGGTTGCCCATGCCCGGCACCGTCCTCACGCGAGACTACAAGGGGCGCACGCTCCGTGTCACGGTGCTTTCGGATGGCTTCGACTTCGACGGGAAGCACTATCGGTCACTAAGCGCGATTGCGAAGGAAGTAACAGGGTCGCATTGGAACGGATTCAATTTCTTCGGGCTGACGAAGGATCGGAGGGGTGCTTGAAAGATTCTCGACCAACGGTTCGCTGCGCAATCTATACGCGAAAGTCGACCGATGAGAACCTTGATCTGGAGTTCAACACGCTCGATGCTCAAAGGGAGTCTGCGGAGAACTTCATTTCGAGTCAGCGTTCGGAAGGGTGGGTGTGTCTGCCAGAGAAGTACAATGACGGCGGGTTTACTGGCGGCAACATGGAACGACCGGCACTTAAACAGTTATTGGCTGATGTGACTGCTGGAAAGATAGACTGCATCGTAGTCTATAAAGTGGATCGCTTGAGCCGCTCCATCTCCGACTTTGCGCGGATTATGGAGACATTCGAGAAGCATCGGGTCTCATTCGTTTCGGTGACCCAGCAATTCAATACCACAACATCCATGGGACGGCTGATGTTGAACGTGCTGCTCTCCTTCGCACAATTCGAGCGCGAAATCATATCCGAGCGCACGCGCGACAAGATCGCGGCCACTCGGCGAAAAGGGAAGTGGTCCGGAGGCCATCCCATTCTGGGATACGACATCGACCCCAAGGGTGGGAAGCTACTATTGAATGAAAAGGAAGCCTCGCGTGTGCGGGATATCTTTGATCTCTTTCTCAAACATGAAGCACTGACTGCCACTATTACAGAATTGGACCAACGCGGATGGACGAGCAAGCGCTGGATCGGCCGAGATGGGAATGAGAAGGGGGGCAGGCCCTTCGATAAATCCAGTCTTTACACTCTGTTAAAGAACGTTCTCTACATCGGAAAGGTGACCTACAAAACGGAAGTGGTGAATGGCGAACAACCCGCTGTCGTTTCGGTGGACACTTTTCAGCACGTTCAGATGATCCTGCAGCGCAATGGCCGCAATGGTGGCGCCACGGTGCGCAACAAATACGGAGCTTTGCTGCGCCAAGTCCTGGTATGCAGTTCCTGTCAGTGCGGGATGACCCACACGTACTCGAAAAAGGGCAAGTCGCACCTCTACCGCTACTACGTATGTGCCAACGCCCAAAAGCGCGGCTGGAATACTTGCCCGACAAAGTCTGTTTCTGCACCAAAGGTTGAGGAATACGTGATCGCGCAGATTAAGCGCGTTATCGACGATGAGAAGCTGATCGAAGACACACTGAAGAAAGTTCAGGCCCAAACTGCAACTCAAGTCGATGCTTTGCGCGTTGAAGAGCGCCGGCTTGGCAAGGAAATCAGAGATGTCCAAACTACACTGTGTAGTCTGGCGGGTCGCGCAAATCCCGACACGGCGCGCTTAGCTGAACTTCAGTCGCAATTACAGGAGAAAGAGCGCTCACTAAGCCAAACTTGCACGCGCTTGGATGCCCTACAGCCCTCTTTTGGTAATATCCGCGTCCTAAGCGCTGCACTGAGGCAGTTTGACCCGGTTTGGGCTGTATTGGCCCCGCGTGAGCGAGCCAGATTGGTCGAGTTGATTGTCGAGCGCGTGGGCTACGACGGTGCCAACGGGCGTATTGCCGTCACGTTTCACCCGCTAGGTCTCAGTTCGCTGGCCCGTAGACTTTCTGCAAAGGGAGCTTAGGGATGGAATCGCTAACAATCGAAGCTGATGTAGACTTTTCTAATAACAGCAGAAAACGTAATGCCGTGCCGCCTGCAACCAATGACTTACCAGGTCGTATTCCGCGAATCACGCGAATGATGGCTCTCGCTATTCGAATCGACATGCTTATTCGTGACGGCGCCATCGTGGACTATGCAGACGTCGCCCGACTCGGGCACGTTTCCCGTGCGCGCGTAACGCAGATCATGAGTTTAATGCGTCTTGCACCGGATATTCAGGAAGCGATTCTGTTTCTCGAGGAAGTAAAAGAAGGAAGCGATCCGATGAGTGAACGGATGATACGTTCGATTTCAGAGCGAATGGATTGGAGCGAGCAACGGAAAATATGGCGAAGACTAGCCAATTAA